GGCTTGGCAAATAGAAAACACTGAGGAAGTAGAATGATTTATAGATTAAGGAAGTTTAAGAAACGTTATGGTATCAAGTATGGTCGCTCTTACCTTGCAGTTCATGTAGGTAAGAGGTCATGGTATCTCCCTCATCATAGCCGTGGTGCTTTGTTTAGCGTCAATGAATGGCATGGACTGACTGAGGTGAGACGCAATGACTAACCTATTCTACCAAGCCATCCAGTGTCAGGGTAATCTAGACAAGGTTATCCCTTACAGGAACCATCCATTGGTAGGACATATAACACCTGAGAATATTGAGATAATTAAAATGAGGAGGGAAGGGTATACAATACAGTCTATAGCAGACACATTGGATGCCTCCTACTCTAAGGTGCAACGTACCATTAGTAATTCACCACTCTGGCAGGATTAACCTAGTGAATAATTTTGACACCCTTAAATAAATATGCTACCCTCTATTCTAAATAAAGAGACAGCAGTAAAATAAATAATTTAAAACCAAAGAGAAAAAAGATGACTACATCTAACGTAATATATCTAGACAGCAATACAACAAATGTTGTACCCCTTAGTAACTTAGTTAACTCACATCCTTTAGATCTACTTGATCCACCTGAGATTGTTAACACTGTTGTTGAGTCCAGACCTATGTACTACACAAGTCAAGAAGGTATGACTCTACTTGACACTACACGTAGAGGGTTACATGTAAAGGGTGAAGATGAGTTACCTATGTATGTTGTTAAACCAAGCTACAAGTTTGAAGGTGCTCAGTACGAGGACATCTACAAGGCTATGGTTAATATATGTAAGGCTTCAGGTATCAACTGTGCTGGTGCAAAGGTTAACTCAATGATGTCACCTGATGGTGCAATGGGTACTATGACACTGACTTTACCTGAGTATACCATAGAGACTGCCAAGGGTGATGAGAGTGTATTCCAAATCAATGGGCGTACCTCATTCAATGGTACGTGGAGTGTTGTATTACAGATAGGTGCTGTGCGTATGGTATGTACCAATGGTCAAGTCTTTGTAGATAACTTCAGTATGTACAAGTCGAAGCATACTCTTACCATGTCAACTGAACATGCACAGCGTAAGTTGGCTGCTGCATTGAACAGCTATCAGCATGAGGCAGAGCGTTGGAAGGAGTGGACTAAGAATAGTATCACTAATCGTGAAGCCTTCAATGTATTTGCAATGGCTGCTAAATGTAAGTTTGCATTAGCCAAGCCTAGCATGTCAGTGTTTGAACTCATGTTAGAGCCTGAGGTGTACCGTAACAGGGCGTTGCAGTACATGTGGAACCAATACACCACTGACGATCAAAAGACTCTAGGATCGACGCACTGGGCTGCTTACAATGCAATGACACACTGGAGCACACATGCACCTGCTGCTAAGAAGACAGCGGAAGGTAGCATCCTAGCAATCAAAGCCAAGCGTGAAGACTCACTACGTCTAGCTGCTGGCGCACTACTAGCGGTAGCTTAATCATGCAGAATCTAATTGATGTGTCTAATCATGTACTAAAATATTCACAGGTCTACCTAATGGATGAACCTGCTGGTGAGAGTGTACAAGAAGAGGCACTTCAATTACTTCTCAAGCATGGTCAGTACGTGCTATCATTTCTTGAGATATACTTGGAAGTATGTAAAGAAGAATTAAACAACGAACACTACGGGAGTTTAAGATGAGTGCCATAGATCCAGATGAGTGGAGAGGTGAGTTTGATGCAGAGATTGATGATTGGTGGGCGCAGCTATGGGCATTACGCATCAGTGCTGTTGTGCCACTAGGATCAACTAAAAATAAATTCATTTCATTTGTCCACGATAGATGCGGTGAAGCAGGAAGCAGACGGATAGATGATAGTGATCTATCTAATTTGTTTAGTGATTTCTTAGATGGTCTAGTCGAAGGGAGTATCGAATGACTAAGTTTCAATTCAGCGAAGATCAATACTCGAAGTTCAACGCATCTTCATACATGAGTATCTTATATAAAAACAAGTGTGCAATGACAGGACTATTCTTGGATCACTATGGCGTAGATGAACACGCCGTAGAATTCTCAGAAGGAATTGATATTGACATACAAAAAGATGTGTACATTCCTTTCCTAAAGGAGTACTATGAGCAAACTTTAAACAACAACGGAGATAAAGTATGAACCCACCTAACATTATAGAAGGGCAGGTCTACTTCCCACACTTAGTAGTACCCAACCTTGACTACAACAAAGTCAAGTCTTGGTATGAGTTGCAACTTGCAGTATCTGATGATGTCTTTGAGATGTTCGTAGAGGCAGGGTTCTCAGAATCATTCTTATATCCAGCAGGTAAGAAAAACTTTACACCTGACCCTGTGATTAAGTTCGCAACATGGGCGCATAACAATGACGGATCTACTATTGCTCCACCTATCGTGGTAGACAAGGATAAGCAGCCGTCTGATGCATCCATAGGTAATGGCTCCACCATTGCAGTACAGTGGGCAAGAAAAGAGTATGGTCAAATGACCAAGATCATACGCCCTCAGTTACAGGCTGTACAAATCCTCAATCTAATTGATAGAGGCGAAGCAGCAACACCTACTAGCGTAGAATCACTAGCATTTTAAAGGAGATAGTATGAGCGAAGAAGGGAATGGCTGGACATACACAGCAGATGACAAGGTTTACTTAGTAAATAAGTTTACTGATGAAGGACAGGTAGCTTTCAAACTAATAGTAGAAACTAACACAGAGTTAGACGCTGCCCGTAAGAAGACTATGCAGTTAGAGATGGCAGTACGTGGCTTCAATGCTGTGATTAGTGGTCAGCTAACTGATGATATGATTAATGAAGAAGTAGAAAACACACCAGAGGAGTAAGTTAATTGAGTTTTGTGAAGCTCCATCAGCCGTGTCCTGAGTGTGGAAGTAGCGATGCGCTGTCTGTCAATGATGACGGCAGTGCGTTTTGCTTTGCATGCAACGACAGGTTTAGCAGTAGAAAATACGAAGCATTGACGGGTCACACACCAACAGGAGATAGTAATATCAACTTAATTACAAGCGAACCAATCACCTTTGCAGAAGAGGGTGAGTTCATGGCGTTACGAGACAGAGGTATATCAGAGGCGACAGCCAAGAAGTATGGTGTACGTTGCATCACTGGGCCTGATGGCTCTATTCAGAAGCACCTCTATCCGTATCTAAAAGATAAAGAAATTGTAGCTTACAAGGAAAGAATCCTTGGAGCTACTGGCAAGGAAAACTTCTTTACTAGAGGAGCAATAAAGGAGTCAGGTCTATTTGGCGAACACCTCTTTCAGGAGGGTGGGAAGTACATCACCTTAGTAGAGGGAGAGTGTGATGCTATGGCTGCATACGAACTACTAGGTTCTAAGTGGCCTGTAGTTAGTATAAGATCAGGGGCTAATGGTGCAGAGCGTGATGTGAAAGCCTCACTTGAGTACCTTGAAAGCTTTGATACAGTCATCATTAACTTTGATGAAGACAAGGCAGGGAGAGAGTCAGCAAGGCGTGTAGCTAGTCTACTCAAGCCAAGCAAGGCTAAGGTAATGACACTGCCTGAAGGCTATAAAGATGCCAACGAAATGCTCATCAAGCAAGAGCACAGAAACTATGTGCAAGCTTTCTGGGCAGCTAAAACTTATACACCATCTGGTGTTCTTAGTGTTACAGAAAACCGTGACAAGTATAAGAACAGAGAGAAGGTTAAGTCTTATCCTTATCCTTGGGAAGGATTGAACGTGAAGCTAGAAGGCTTACGTCCCGGCGAGTTGATTACTTTAACTGGTGGCACTGGACTAGGTAAGACTAGTGTTACAAGAGAGCTTGAGCACTGGTTAGTTAAAACAACAAATGATAACGTAGGTATAATCTCACTAGAAGAAACCTTCAACAGAACTGTAGATGGTATACTATCTATTGAGGCTAATGCTAAACTACACATTGAAAGGATCAGAGATCAGTACACAGAAGAGGAGTTAGATAAACTCTTTGATGTTATGTACGATGGTGAGAACAACAATCGTGTATGGATACATGCTCACTTTGGTGCGAATGAGATTGACGCTATCTTTAGTAAGCTACGGTTCATGATTGTAGGTTGCAACTGCAAGTGGATAGTCATTGATCACCTTCACATGTTAGTGTCTACTACGGCGGATGGAGATGAGCGACGTGCTATTGATGCCATCATGCACCGCCTTAGGACTCTCGTAGAAGAGACGGGAGCAGGTATAATACTTGTGTCTCACCTTCGTAGGGTAGACGGTAACAAAGGGCATGAGAACGGTATAGAGACAAGCTTGTCACACCTAAGAGGGAGTCAATCTATTGCTCAGTTATCTGACTGTGTTATATCACTTGAAAGAAATCAGCAAGCAGATGATCCACTTGAAGCTGCAACAACTAAGGTTCGCATACTGAAAAGTAGATACACTGGTGATGTTGGTCTTGCTACATCTCTTTTGTTCGATGATGAGACAGGTAGATTATCTGAAGTAGCGACTGATGATCTGACTAATTCAGCAGCAGACAACAATGAAATTTCATTGGGGTTTAAGTAATGAGATTAGTATTCGACATAGAAACTGATGACCTTGATGCAACCAAGATATGGTGCATCGTTGCTAAGGACATAGACAGTGAACAAATCTACACCTACGGGCCTAGTCAGATAGATGAAGGATGTGAATTACTTTCAGATGCTGACGAGCTTATTGGTCACAACATCATAGGCTTTGACATCCCTGTAATAAAAGACTTGACAAGGTTCAAGACGTTGGGAGAAGGACAGAAGATAGTAGATACACTAGTACTCTCTCGACTGTTTGATCCTGTACGTGAAGCTGGTCACGGTCTGAAGTCTTGGGGCTACAAGCTAGGCTCTAGTAAGATAGACTTCAAGGACTTTACAGGTGGCTTCTCACCTGAGATGCTAGACTATTGTATACAAGATGTAGAGCTTAACCTAAAGGTGTACCATGCATTACGTGAAGAGTCTCGTGGCTTTAGTAAAGAGTCATTAGAGATTGAACATGCGGTAGCTTTGATACTAAAGGAGCAAGAGAAACATGGATTTATGTACGCTACAATGGAGGCTGATCTACTCCTCGCTGACCTACGCACGGTTGTCGCTAAGACAGAGGCAAAAGTTAAACGTGTCTTTAAACCAAAAGTAACTAAGATAAAGTTGTACCCACGACACACAGCAACAGGCAAGCTAAGTAAGATGGCAGACTCCTGCGCTCTTGGTAGTGGTACTGGTGTGAGAATGACTAAGCCAGAGTATGACTTAATGACTCTCAAGATTGAGAAGGCAGCAGGTGAGTTGAGTGTATGTGCTCCTGTAATACGCAGCAGATCTAAGGACTTCAACTTAGCATCAAGGCAGCAGGTTGGTGAGTACTTACAAGACTTTGGATGGAAGCCTACTGAGTTCACGGTACATGGTAGACCTATAGTAAATGAAAAGACATTAGCAGAGGTGCAGGGTATACCTGAAGCTGATCTAATTAATTCTTATTTGATGTATCAGAAAAGAGTATCTCAGATTACTTCTTGGGGTGAGGCTACTGAGGAGGACGGTAGAGTGCATGGCTTTGTTATTCCTAATGGGGCTATCACTGGTAGGATGACACACAGACAACCTAACATGGCTCAAGTACCATCTTCTAATTCACCCTTTGGCTCTGACTGTAGAGCACTATGGGTTGTCCCTAAAGGAAAGAAGCTAGTAGGTATTGATGCTAGTGGTCTTGAATTACGAATGCTTGCACACTACATGGATGATGAGGAGTACACAAATGAAATCATTAACGGAGACATACACACCGCTAATCAAAAACTTGCGGGACTTGAATCAAGAAATCAGGCGAAGACATTCATATATGCACTCCTATACGGAGCAGGAGATGAAAAGCTTGGAAGCGTGGCTGGTGGAGGTAGATCAGTTGGCTCTCGACTTAGAAAATCTTTCTTCGATAATCTACCAGCATTCGCTGCACTTAAAGATAGAGTTAACAGAGCGTCAGAAGAAGGCTACATAAAAGGAATAGATGGTCGTAAGCTGACTGTTCGTAGCCAACACGCTGCACTGAACACACTACTTCAAAGTGCTGGTGCAATAGTAATGAAGAAAGCTTTAGTTATCTTAAATGAAAAGATAAAAGGTCTAGATGCTGACTTCGTAGCAAACGTACATGATGAATGGCAGATAGAGGTTGATGAGTCAGTGTCCGATGAGGTAGGTAGGCTAGGTGTTGCAGCTATCATAGAAGCTGGCTTACACTTCGATCTTAAATGTCCACTAGACGGAGAGTATAATGTCGGAAACAACTGGGCAGAAACTCACTGAACAATTTGAAATGTTTGGCAAGCATAAGATTGAGCAAGCTGATTCTAACAGCAAGAAATGTACACACTGTGGTGAAGTTAAAAAACTAGGCAGCTTCCCGTTCAGAGAAGCTAGTCAAAAAGCAAGAAGAAAAGAGTGTAGGAAGTGTGCTAATGATTCAAGAATTTTAATAAGAGAATTAGCATTTCAAAATCCTAAGTCAGCATCACCTAACTATGCATGCCCTTGCTGTTTAAAAACAGAAGATCAAATAAGAGAAAATGGTGGCTATCCTGACAGAACAATATGGGTACTAGATCATAACCATACTACTAAAGAGTTTAGAGGCTGGATATGTAACCCTTGCAACGTAGGTATTGGACGGTTTGAAGACAAGATAGAAAACTTAATTAAAGCTATAGATTATCTAGAGAGAGACAATGAGTAAAAACTTAGACAACCTAGTACCTGATATCTACAAGATCATAGATGTACTATCAGAAGGAAAGCAGATAGACATACCTGAAGACA